TTTTTTTTTTTTTTTTTTTTTTTTTTTTTTTTGCTAACAATTACCTATAGTCAAATTTAAAACTACTTTTCACAATCACCTAGAATAATTACAATCTTTTCTAACTCTTTCCCCAATGGATTTACATTGCAGGGCTTCTCTCACTGGATTCTTTGGACCTAGTCTAGCCTAAGGCGTAATCAATTTTTGGTGAAATTCTTTCATAATAAACCGTGTCATCCTTCGTACTCTTGGCTATAAGATGACAAATTGCTGATTCTCCAAGCAGTAGACAACGCAAAACCTACAGACGCGAACGTATCAACGCAAGCAAATCCTGGTCGCCTATCTGCTAATCCCGAAAATAAAGACGGGTAATTAGGGTATTAATTCATTGTTGCTGTGCCAAAAGGCATCAATGTTTATGCTTCAGACCACTCAAGATCACCAGTTCCATCGTCGAGAAAACCTTCAACGGGCTCTGATGACCAGTCCAGATTCACTGTGGTGGGGTTCTCAACGCCGTCATCAGTACGATCTCTCGACTTTGACCTGCTCTTGAGTTTCTTCTGGACTCCACTGGAATGTAGTGGCTGACCACCATCCTGAAGCGGTACATTAGATAGATAGGCATGCTTTACCTCCTCATACCTCTCATCGGTCTTGGGGAAAAGTGTCCTATACTTATAAGTAATTTCAAGCCCATCGGGTTTCTCCTTAAGGGTCACATGTGAGCCAAAAAGAGCTGCCTGAGGTCCTGGTGTTGGAATTAATGCTGCAGTGAACCTAGGGTCCGACATGCCTTTTTTAATCATCTCTGCATCACCAAAATTCTTTTCGGTATCACGGGATCCAAAAACCTGATCAACAGGCTTATTGGGTGGCAAGGTTCGCTTGCTATACGCACGTGATACCATCAAAGCTGCCTTCTCTTTGGTAATTTTACCACCAGAGCCTGGGTTTTTCTGAGCGGGTGACTTAGATCTCCCCCTATCTTCCTTCCTGGGTTTATCACTAGACTGCGACCTTTCTCTACTTTTGGATCTGTTGTCAGCCTGAGAATTACTTCTAGACCGGCTACGAGATCGCTCAATAAAGAAGCCACGTTCAGGTCCATCACCAGTCGGAAAGATTAGTGGAAAAGCATTGGGAAATTTATTCACATCACGAGAACCTGCTTCAGACAACTGACTGGTCTTCGCTCCATCTCCTTTCACCCAGGTAACATATGGGATTTCCTGCCCATACTTGGCTTGATCTCTAGGTCCTGTACCAGTATAATAAAAATAATACAGAGGAGCTAACTTCTTTCCTCCGGGTGTTGTCCTAGACCTCTGAATCCAATATCCATGGTTCTGATTCTTGGACACATTTTCATTAACAGGTACACCTGGTCCCTTAAAGGTAATTCCTTCTTCACCAGCCTTCCTTCCCTTTATTGCCTGAAACCAAGAAACATTTCCTGATGTTGGCAGGGCTGGAGCCTGGCGTCCTACCTTCGGTGCTTGAAACTTGACGCTCTTGTCGGCTGGGTTCTTTCCCTTTCCCGATGTAGAGGCCATTTTTGTTGTAATCAATAAAAATTAAATCATTCGGATCATTGGAACCTACTTTCATACGTGCACGCCTCACCTGTAAATTATCCCAGGGGCCTTGCTCAGCAGACATTTTGTTTAAAAGCGTGGATAAATCAATAGGGGCTTAATGTGCTCATAGAGCATATTAATATGAACACCAGTGTTTAGTCCATTCACAAGAATGGCCGCCTTCTTAACATTGGGTTCAACATGTAATTTATACATGGGGAGAACAAATTTGCGGAACATCTCTGCTGTATCCTCTGGTGTTCTACCTCTTTCTTTATTATCTCTAACAGCACGTCTAGAAAGTGCCACACTCATCGGTACCTCTAGAAATGCTGTAATATCATACAATGGAAAAAGCTTGGGGTGGAGTGCATGTATTCCCTCCACAATCACTACTCTAGGGTTGTTCACCTCATAGTGCCCAACACATTTCTTTTTCTCAAAATCATAAATAGGAACTGCAACAAGGTGGCCATCAGCTATAGCTGAAATACACCTACGTGCATGATCTAAATCTATTGCATAGGGATGATCAAAATTATACTCACCAGCTTTAACAAGGCACATATCGTCCTCATTAATGCTGCGATAAAACCCATCTAAATTAATAATCACAACATCCCCAGCGTAAAAATCTCCACACTTAGTTTTCAAATTGGCTGCAAAAGTTGATTTACCAGATCCACTAATCCCGGAAATCCCAATAATATAGGGTTTCATGTTTAAACTTCATCGCTGCCATAAGCTTTGCGATTAGGATAATGCTGTACAAATCCTGCGTAGCCATTGGCATTCAGGGTGTGTCTATCAGCACCAAAAGAATAGTCACAAACTTCATTAGCTACCAAATCCGGGTTAATCAAACCAGAATCTGAGCTAAGGAGTTTCGAACGAACAACGAACTTCTGGTGACAATTTCTAAAGCACACACGTGTCCACCAACTTGTCGGTGCATGGTGTGTGTAATATGTCTCAATATTCTCACCATCCTTAGTAATAGCAGTGAATTTCTCCTCAGGGCACACGCTTAAAGTATAAGCGAGTGTAGCTGGTTTAGGATGTAGCCTTTCATGACCATCATGATCAGGGTTCCCTCCCTTAAAATAAAACAAACACTGCAGAGCAAGCACAAAGCCAACGACAGCAAAAAGCTTGCCGTAGAAGCGGTTAATCCACCTCATGTTTAAACAACTCCCTTCTTTAATTTGGGTTCTTTTAAAACTCTGGTAATTGGCCTTTAATTCAAAAAGCCATCTCCCGGTATCTCAATCATTCTACAATAACAATATAAGGGGTGCATTTTATCACACTCCTCTAATAACAATATAAACACAATAATGGAAAGCCCGTTTATAATCGCGGGTGTTTCCTCATTAACTAACAAATACAAAAATAGTGCTAAAAGCACAACATACATGCCTTTCTGTTTATGACTATAACAGGAAAGCAATACAATATAAGTCACTGCCTAAAATAAAATTAAAATTCAGTGACTACAAAAACTGTACACTAGTCAAAAATATTAAACTAGAGTATCAATAAACAATATGCTAGGGCTAAAAACAAACCTTAGCTTTCATCATAACTTTCACGAGTGAGTGCCATCCAGCAACTAAGCTTGATGGTATCCTCTTCCTTCCTACGAGAGACCAAAATCAGAATATTCTTTCTGACAAAATGCCTCACAAAATTAGTACGGCGAAATAAACACTTATTATGGCCGCTAACAACACCTTTTACGTATCCCAAATCATAAAGATTCTTGGTAAAAGCCTTACAATCATTAACTTTCTCGCCATCTTCGGTAATAGGGGAATCAATGGATAGGTCTTCACAACCATCCCTAGACTCTTCCCATTCTACCCAAGAATTGGCGGAACTTTCATGACAAGTAAGTTTACCAACAGAACCTTTGCAAATCATAGGCCCTGTAAGCATCTGATCAAAAGGAGAATTAAAGACTAGGCCATTTTTACTATAATGCCCAGTGAATTCTTCATCAACTTCGTAAGAAGAGGCCAAGGTCAAAATCGCGATGAAAATAAACACCTTCATGTTTAATTTCCCTCACCAAGACCTGACTTGCCTGAACAAACTCGCCTAGCCCATTTCTTAGCTTCATAATTTGCCTGTGCTGGACCATTTCCATCCACAAGGAAATCGTGGTAATAAGCATCATAACAAAGAAAGTAACGGTGTGGCAAAGCCTGGGCCGTCACATACTTAGCACGATCTTCATCCATACCAGCCGTAACAAGGGCAGCAAATACCATATTTCGTTCATCAGTATTTCCACTGTCAGACTCATACCCATCAGGTAGGTCTTCCTGTGGTTCATCATCATCTTCATTATCTGAGTCACTATCCTCAGGAAACTTAAAATAAGACTGAAAGGGCTTATCCTTCTCATTAGGGCTTTTGCTACCATTTTCGTAGCCTACATCTGAGCCGATACCATCACAACCAGCTTCTTTAAACAATAGAGCCTGTGCAAAAGCATTGACAAACTCCTGAGCAAATTTCACTTCGTGGTCACATACTGGCATTGGAAATCTTCCACACTCATCATTATTACCTGCTTTACGAAGTGCTTTAATTAATTCAGAGGTAGCTTCCTTGGTCAATTGCATAGTACCATATGGAAGACCTTCTTCTACACCTTTACGGCCCAAAAACCATTGACCGTCAGAGACATCGCCTCCACACAGTCTCACAAGAAACTCTTTAAGGAGTGAAAAAGACATTGTTTAAACACCTAAATATGCATCATTTCCAATGCAATTCTCATTAATAACAAATCCTTCACTCTCCATGATAAGGCGCATACCGAAGCTAGGCAAATTTTGAACTTTTCCTTTTGCCACTGCGGTAACCACCATGTCTGTAATGGGTCTCTCATTAACATCTAAAATAACCGAACTATAGTTCTCCTTAACAACATGCTTAGGCTTGTTCCAACCAGAGGTGAATAAATCCATAAGCTCATAATGCATAATATAATGAACGGCCTCATCAGTGAGATCATCATTAAAACATCTAGTAAGGATGGACTCATAAAATTTATGGCCATCACAATCCTCCCTATTAGGAATTTCTCTGTGTACTATCACCTTGACCGACTTACCCCACAAATGATTGGCTAAGCGCTCAGTAGTACAGATAAACTTATAAGTGTTGGTGACTTTACTTTCACGGAGAATTGGGCTTAAGCTCAACTTCCACTTACGACAGCTAAAACTTGCTGTCATCTGAATGTAAAATTTACTACCCAACATGATTAATATAAATAGGTGTAGAGCTTATCTTAGGAGGCTGAGGTGCACGGTACTTCTTAGTACTCGGCTTAAGTTTAATTTCCTCGTAAAATGGCTCTTCCTTTCTAGAGGCTTCAATTTTATCCACCTCATTAATCATAGTGAGCAAATTCTTTTTAAATTCAACTGAGGAGTGCTTGATTTGATTATTTAGAGGCTGAAGCTCTTCCATATCTTTGCCCCCTCCTTTTCTGCTCTTAAAAGTACGCCTTATAGCACGAGTGGCACGTCCTATAAGCGATCGCCCTCTATTAGGCATTAAATGTCTACGTATACTACATAGCATCAAAAACATAACAATAATAATCACAAACATCAACATGCTAGTAATAACTAGCGTAACAGAAAAGTGCATTTGCATATTACTAGCAGAAGCTGCTAAGCTAGCATCATGACCAGCGCTCACAACATGAGCATTATGGTTGGTGCTAACCTGTACCGTAAATATATTAGAAAGAAAATTACCCATGACTAAAACCAAAAGTGGTCAAAGGTTCTGGGTTTCCAGTATCAATAAAAGTCGTTATTGGTTGAGTAACACTTATCATATTAACACCCAACAACTTAGTCTTCACATACAAAATCTTAGAATTGCCTTTCTGTAACTGATTCAGCACTTCAGCAACTCTATGATGACACAAATAATGCAAATGTTCCGTAGAACTCTTACCAGTAGAGAAGCTAGAAATTAAACCTGTAAACCTATGAGAGGTGAAATCATTTCCCATCAACGAGACATGATTAATTCCCCTGCCTGGGTTCACTCTACATTCAACAATCTCAGTAGTATTTTTACTGAGCACCTTACAATAAGGTGGCCTCAAATGTACCACATACTGCCAACATACATCAACCATAAGATAATAACGGATTGACATGTTTAAACGGAATAAAGCTTCTCTGTCTCAGTTTTCTCTCTCTTAGTATACGCAAGCCCTGCACTTATATATTTATCTTTAGCATAAATCACAGTACCAAAACGCGCAACATTAGCATCACTGCCATCTGCTGCTGAAACTGTAATTTTTCTGTATCTAGCAATTTTCTCGGCACTACCTACTATACAACTAGCGGGTAAATAACCCATACTGGGTATTCTGCCAAGATATGTACCATTACAATAAACAAAATTATTCTTATAAACAAGACTAAGAACCATAGGCACTTCAAGCAAAGGCAGCGTGAAATACTGGTCATTAGCCATTTTAAATACAGCAACGTAGTTAGTGTCTGGTGAGAAAGCCCACCATGATCTTACTCTCAAATACAGGCGTGTGGATTGTATCCAATAAAATAGCCATGCCGCACATGTGAAAATTGCAAAAATTATTGCAAACACAAATGCAGTAAGGTTAACAGAAATTGCATAACTAGAACCACATGACCACAAACCATTACCTTCAACTGGTGTTGGAGTGGTGGAAGTGTTATTACTAAACCTAGAGGCATAACTATAACATGGTGGATACAAACATGAAAACACCGACGTTACAATAGCAAACGGCCACATAAGCCACAAAGTAATAATCTTAATCCAATAAAAGAACCTGTTACGGGAGGCATAACCAAACTGTAACACACAAATAATCAATGTCAGAAACGCTGATAATGCTAAATTGTAATCACGAAGCACACGAAGCGCTACTTCATACATATTCACCATCTTTGCTATTTCTTGGAAAACTCAAAGGCACTCTTTCAATATCCTCAAAGTTTAATTTGGGTTGTTTCGGGAGTACTCCATAAGCATAACTAACTAATCTAACTGAGGGATCAACCGCCCAGCCCTTACAAAATAATAGGCACACGTCAATGGCTTGAACAAAGACTGTAAGTACCTTACCAACAATATAAATAGCAATCAAACCTAGTAATATGTAAAGGCATGAGAAAAACATGCCATTTGCATAAAACCAATCACTAATAGCTGACATGGCTCCTAGTCTGCTTTTATTTCCTCTAGGTTGCCTTCTTCATCCATTCGCAATCTCTCATAATGGGCCTTTCGCTTACAATAGCCAAAGAGTGCTGGTATGCCACAACAATTGCAGCATCCACCACAACACCCAGTACAAATAAATATCCAAAAGACTAATAGGCAAAATGCAGCAAAACACAGCACGATTATTAGCCACACCCACCAAGGCCACTTAGAATACCTCTCATACTTATTAAGCCATTCAAGGTCAATATAAGAGCTGTTCAAATTTTGAATCTGGCTCTTAATATTTTCCATGGCACTATTAATAATATCTATTTGTTCACTAACGTTAAGGTAAGGGAAAGTTACATTTAACTTCTCCAACTCCTCGAGCGTATAGTTCCATTTCTCATACAATTTATCAAACTCTTTATCAAAATCATCATAGGGTGGCGCCACTAAAGGTAGTTGACTCCATTCTATGTGCGTGTAACCTGAGTTACATGAAGTAAGCATCTGTATATCTCCCGTCGTAATCTGTCGTGGGTTATACTGTTCTCTACTAGTTATGGCAAAGGGAAAAGTTACGTTGCCATTTTTACTCTCATTAAAACTATTTTCAAATTCAGGGCAGTAAGTACCATTACTGCATTGTATAAACATTCCTCTATCCTTTGCAGGTACAATGCCAATAGAGTTATTCAAGCATAAGCCAATAATACCTTTAACGGTAATTGTCTCATTAGGTACTAAGGAGAAGTGTACAAACAACATGCCATTAGGTGCATTCTGTGGGAAGCTGATAATATGAGCTCCATTACCACAAAAGCCATATCTATTGGATGTACTCTTAACACATTCATTAATCTTTTCAGCTGCTAATACACGTTGTGACGCCACCTTGGCGGCTTCTACCTGTCGGGCTGCCACAAAAGCTGACAATGCGGTAAGTCTACCATTAATCAATCTGTCTACTTGGACATCTGCTTCCAACTTAGCAAGTCTCTCATAAAGTTCTTTAATAGAGCTTGTTGTAGCACCAAAATTATAATTTAACTGTCCCAACAACTTAGTCAATGCCTGTGATTGAGCATTCACTGCATTTTGTACCTCAGTTATTGCGCTAGACACTGCACTAAAGCCCTCATTAACGCTCTGAAATGCAGAAGTCATAGAATCAATAGCCTTATTAAACTGCTGGACTATTATCTTTTGATTCTCCTGAATAGCATTCTGGGTAAGCGCAAGATAATTGACACGAGCTTGTATTTGAGTTGCAAAAGGTATGGCCGCTGCAGAGGTAATGCCTCCTAGAACCATACCACCTACTAAAGCCCCAGTGTACATTGCCATCTTTTCAGCATCCGCAACACCAGGTAATACCATAATACCATTATAATATTGTGCACACACTAAGTCTGCCACTGACAATCCCTTAGTACACTTGTCATAGTCTGCATCAACCGTGCCAAGACCTACAGTTGTTACTTTATCAAATAAAATATCTTCAATGGTGGACCTAGCATCCCTAGGATCACTACCATCAAAGTCAAAGGATTTTGGCAAGAATTTCTGAAAGCCATAGCCTTCAAATTGACCAAAACTTGCATTAAGGTTCTGCAAACTCACAGAAATATTATCAAAACTATTAAAATTATCAAGAAAATCTGTAACACTGACATCATCTGCCATGTTAACACCATTTAACAACCGCATGATGCTCTCACAAAAACCACCATACTTAACAAGTATACGTCTGCATCTCTCAGAACTACCGCATACGTATTTAGTGCAATCTATAACAATTTTAGGACTATGCGTCTGTATAAACTCAGTAGTCGTATGCAACATTAATGTTCTAGGCAACTGAACATCTCCTGATACACCTAATAAAGGCTGATATTGAGTTGAGTTAAAAGTAATGGCAGGTTCATTAACCATGAAATTGCCTTGTATATTAATACAATGTGAATTTTCCATCATAAGCGACGGATTACACACATTAATGGTGACATTACTCACATCTCTACCCACATGTATAACATCATCATAATAACAATACTTAAATGCACCTGTAGTATTACAACTAGTAGACGCATTTACACCATCTATAGTAACCTGTTTAGGTAAATAATAACCAATGGCATTATTAGAAGCAACAGCTAATTGTGCTACCTCCCTAGTGCATTGAGTCACTTCATACAACGCAAAATTATACCTAAATAAAGATGGAAAGCCACCACTATCTAGCATAATAAGTCCACCAGTCTGCAAGTAGCTATAATCAGAAAAGGGCTTAACAACACCAGTTCCTTTATAGCCATATATATCATAATCATGGCAACCTTCCTGAATTATATTAGATTGAACTAATGAATTCTTAAAAAGTGTGCCAAATTGGTAATCAATAAAACCCAAATCTTGGGGTTTATAATATAGTTTATTTCCATACTGAGAAAATTGAACATTATCAAAATAAAACCCAAAGCGGCAAGCCTTATCAGACTGGCAGCCTTGCTCATAAACACCAAAACAAATTTTATCAAATGTAAGGCCACTATTTACTTTACTACCAGCAAAGGGGCACTTACCTTTAAAATCCATACCTCTAACACCATAATTATTAATTTGGTCCAATACGCCCCTACAATACGCTGCTCCTGCAGCATCATTGGGAATACCATTTTCAGCACAACTATAACTATAATCACTAATATAAAAATAACGAGTATCAACACATTTATAGCTCTTAATAACACATGCTGGACTTTGTTCCGGACTACTAACAAAAACTTCCAGCGTTAAATTAGCAAGTGTAGCCGGTACATCTATAAAAGTTGTATTCTCCTTGGCTTCATTTGTCTTAATATTAACAGGGTAAAACCCATCAGACACAACATCTGTTTGTAAATCACACCTTAACCTATCAAAGGGTTTTTCACTATTACAATCGATAACACTACGCACATTTCCTTTATCAAAAGTAACAAGTGCTGTTGTGTAATTTAAAGTTGAAATAAAGGTTTGAGGCATTGCTACAATGCTAAACCTAAATTCAAAATCTGCTATCAGAGCCCCAACTGGAAAGCCATCGATAGCCAGCTGTCTCTGCTTAAAATCTATTATAAATGCCTTTACCATTGGCAAAGGTACGGACATTACTTTCTTTAATTTATAATCAAACCTCACACACGACATATTCAAACTACGCAAGTCTTCCCAACCACTGGTTGTAGTACTTACAGTAGAAATGGTGGTGGGTATACTTGTAGCATTTGGCTGAGGAGGATTATAGCGTTCTATCACAATAGATGATACATCAACACTATAAAAGTCTCCACCAATTAAATAACCAATAATAGCCTTATCTGATTTATCCACTCTTGTCTCATTACAAAAGGGGAGATCTAGATAAGTGGAGGTTTCTTTTAACCTAAATATAATAGTCACAGCGTCGATTGAAAATTTTTCTTTCCTACCGACGTATAACGCATCAAAATCATTATTCTTAACCTGAAAGCTACGAACACTAGGTTTTATAGTAGCATTTTCATATAACACCTGGTGTGTTTCGTTATCATGAAATACACCAGTAAAAATGGGCTTATAAGCACCATCTGCAATTAATGCTGCTGAAGCTGGTCGAACTAAACCAGCTGTATAAAATGCATCTGAGCTAGTATCCACTCTAGTCAAATTACAGAGATCGGCACCCGTCATCTGCAATTCACATATACGATCATCTAAACGCCCACGTATAACTGTACCCCAGTCATAGGATGCACTATTAATATTAATAGTTTGGCCCAAACCAAACAATGAGAAGTTACCAGCCAATCCAATTACAGTAATATTTTGGGATAAGCTCATAAAACGCTCGTGTCTAAATGTATAGTTGCCTGGTTGGTATCTATCCTGCCAGGACCACCACCACATTTCATTCTTCTCAAAAAAGACACGACCTTTAGGTATTATAACAGCACATAATGATGATAAACAACGTGCCACCATTACATTCTGAATAAAATAACCATAATTAGTACGAAACTCATTAGTAACGTTGGTACAGTTAAAAGGGAAATAATCAATATCCCCTAACTCGCCCAACGTTCTATTAGTGAAATTACCTATGCAATTATCCCCTACCATGGTTATATTTACATAGGAAAATAAAGTACTATTATAATACGGATCATCCCACTCCAATTGGGTGGCATTTTCCGCCGTAAAATTAGTAATAACAGTCCAATTATTATTAACATAACTCGGTAAAATAGCATGCTCTTGAAAAGCTGCCACTGTATAAGTATTATTCTCTTGCAATAAATGAGAATACCACATACCTGCAGGCCATAAACCTTCATCTATAGCACTAATTAATAAAGGATTCATCAACATAGTGCACAGAAACACTATCACGAATGATAATCTTACCATTCTTAAGCAGGTTTATAACAAGCTCTGTAATGTTTTCCTTTTTTAAATTCACTACAGGGGTTGCTTTAACTTTTAAGCCAAACTTCGCTATGTCAAACAGACTACGCGCACTAAGCGGTAAATCTGTCACATTTCTCCAAAATAAATAATTTGCATGCATCACCGACCCATCAATAATCGGTTTTTCTACATCTCCTAAATAATTAACACCTACCAGAAAAGCCTCAGAGGAACTAGTATTCACGGCGGTGCAAAAACAAGTCCAATATGCACATTTCTGTGCTAGCTCATACAATTCAGGCAACCAACTGGTCTCTGTAATCTTGACAGCAAAAGTACCGCCAAGTGAGAGATTATTCTTAATAAAGTGGCATAAATAGCCAAAACAGTCGGAAATACCATTATTCTTAATAATACCTTCATGTATATCTACCCCCTTTGGAGACGTATACATATCACTAATAATCAAGTCAAACTTCCCTTGACTCTTAAACACATTACAATCACTAATCACACAAGCATCGGCATCTGAAACATACCGATTAATATCATTATCAATAAGCAAGGCCCCTTCAGGTAACCACTGGCGAAGTACAGACGTACCAGGTGCTACTCCTTTATCTGACCCAGCTCCAAAATGCATAACCCTCATATTATGGGGTACACACATAGTGGTTTTACTAAGATACTGGCACAACTGAGTGTATTTTGCTACATTCATTAAAATTCCAGGTGGCAATAAAACTGTTTTACCGTAATTTGCCAATTCGCACTTTTCGAGTTGGCAATTTTGGACTTTATACAGCTCAGGCATATTAAAACCAGGACTCCACACACTAGGGTGCTTTCCTTTAATTGAATCCCAATAATCAGCTTGAAGCTTAGGATAAAACGTATTAATGGCATTATCACCCATCCATAGCATAAAATCTACGGTTTGATAATCAACAATATAGTGTAACACCTCTGAAACAACACCCTTATGGCTGACTTTAATTTCCTTAAGAATGCTAATAAAATCATCTAGCAACACATCCAAAACTGTGCAAACCTGTTTCATTGCACCAGCATGTGTCACCACAAAATAACTCTTAAACACATCAAAACTTGAAGGCGAAATTTCATGCACATCAAATTTTTCCTGAATATATAAACGGGCAAGACCAATAGTTAGGTGTGCACCTCCTATCACTTTCTTGCTGAAATCACCATATAGTACGTGTTCAAGACCTAAGCCCTTACAATCGTACTTAGCAATAAATTGGGGAGCTTCCATATTCAGGAAATCTCGTTCCATAACACTAAGTGGCAAAAAGTCTTCAAAACTTCTCTGCTCAGTAAAAAGTTGCGAGGTGGGCACAACGTGCTTTCCATCCTTGCGTACATACACAAACATTTGACCATTTCCATCCCTTACAGTGGAAACTGGTGTTGAATCTATTTGACAAGAAGAGGCAGGGATACGAACACTTTCTAGTTCAATACCATCTACCTTAACCCTAATAGTTGAGATAAGCACAGCATTTTTAGTCTGTAAAAATCTCTGTCTAGAACCCTTCACTCTATCATCGTAGAGAACACACAACTTTTCATTGGGTTCTATATCAATAACCTTACTAGTGTCTACAACACCATTAAAGACAGGCTGACTAAGCTCTCTGTCCCACAATGTAAATCCTGCCGTAACGTCAACACCTAAACCATACAATATGGCACTCTTAGGAATGACATCAATGTTGCGGCGTGCATAATACTCAAAAGCAATACTAGTAGCCATACTAGTCTTGTTCTCAAAAATCAAAACATCTTGAAGCCCCTTTCTATAAAACACTTTGTCTCCAGTTATGACATAAGGGACATCATCCTTAACATCATCAAAATGATCACGCTTAACAACATTAGCCACCGGCTGGTCTAGTGACTGTAACTTATAAAATTTCTTCCATAACACATAAGGATCAAATTTTTCACTGACCCAGAAAGTAAAGCCAGCAAGAGTGCATGTATTATATGCATGAACAAACTCTGCATAAGCTTTAGCATGTTTCCAACATACAGCTCCTCCTATATTACACCTTGTAATACAATCACGAGCTGACAAAGCAACTAAATCTTGAGCAACATCATTTACTAACTTGACATCGCATGGTGAATCATCAAAAAAGAAGAATGGCATACTCTTCAGATTTCTAAAAGCACTACGGTCGTACTTTTCGGTGTGGAATGCATGTTTATTAACATACAAACTACCTCCATTACAACCTGGCAAATTTAATGCATTCAAAGTACGCGTATCAAAGCGACATACTAGCGCATTATCTGGATAACAATTTACATTGCAATTCCAGAAGAGGGCTAGGCCATCTTTGAATCTCTCACACATACTATCGTAATCGTAATCAAGCCTTATGACATTATCAGCAACGGGATCTCTATCATAGAAATTAAAGCTGATACCATTAGCACTCTTTATACCCTTAGGGTTTCCAATATCATGCACTTTGTCATAGTTCATACCTATGCAAACTGATTTCACAAACAGCTTCTGCAGATGACGACAACACCTATTGACGTCCTCTTCATTAGCAATAATAGGGTATTCAACATCCCAATTTATATTCTTAACAAAGCAATCATAAACTGCCAAACAACGAGTCATCTTAGCATCTGCTGATGCAACATGAGCATTACCATGCATATTACAATACCGGTCATGATTGCTACTTAAATTACCAGAATAGCCCCATTGTTGGACATCTACCAAATATGGATTATAAAGAAAATCACATCCAAAGCTGTGTTTCCAGCAATGGAATGTTTCAGCAGCAGAATTGTAAGCACACCCGCGCCCTTCGCACTGCTTACATTTCTGTTCTTTACCCATTTTACAAAAATATCTCATAGTGGTGAGTTCAAGACTATGGCTCCATGTCACCAAAACCACACAATCAGAAATGTCCTGTAAGTGATCCGCCATCATGCGCACTATTTGAGGACGTACAACATTCCATGGTTTCCCCTTGTGCAATAATGGTTTAAGATAAGCAAATTGATCTCCAGGTGGACATCTTGCTGGTATCTTTCTAAACTCATCATTATACTCGGTCATAACAAGACCCTCATTAGCTACAAGATAATCAGTACCAATACTAAATCCTACCATCAATGGCAGATTAGTACCTATATGTTCATTGGCCGCGTGAGATGCTTCCACATCAAAGCCCACCCAACCACGTACATTACGTATAGCCATATCTCGTGTTATGAAAGGACTATACTTAGACACAATTTGAGAAGAGCCTGTGCCTTTATCAAACTTAAATCCTAACAATGAAACTAAATGGGAGTAGGAAACACAACTACCAGTATCAACCTTAAGAAGTGTAGCCAAAACACTATCTCCCACTTTATATTTCTCATCCAACGCTATATAGGTTGGTGCATACGCGGGGGGTAACCCTTTAAAATTACGTGAACAGATCTTAAACAAACCTGTAGTTTGTGATTGAAGCTTACCTCTAGGACCTTCAATTTCCACAAACTTCAACCCCTGGTAAAAGCTATCATTGTGTCTCATTAACACAAGGATACCTACCTTGGCACGCGTAACTGCAACATTAAATCTATTAATATTCATAGCGTGGGGTGAATCTGCCGTTACAGCAAAAATGACATAGTCATACTCACTCCCCTGAGATGAATCCACGGTTTGGACTTCTAAGCCCAATTGCCGCCTCGCCCTCTGATTCATTGAATTGTAGGGTGATATAAAACATGCCTTACGCCACAAAGGGTTGTGCTTAAGGAAATCCGCAACAAAATCTAGCTGCACCTGATTATAGGCACTGCCCAACTCTCTCTTAACATCAGAGTTGCCAGTATTAACAACACATTTAAAGCACTGTCCACTAACTGGATTATTTGCTATAAATTTGCCTTCATAAACAAGCTCTGACACAGTGTCAACAATTTCTTTTGGACACCGATAACATTTTGCTAAAAATATATCGGGCTTCGTAGAAACCATTATATTAGTTACCAAATTGTAATGAGCTGGTTCTAAACAACCATTAAGAAGAGTCCTGGGTGCTGGCAATTGCGCAGGGTCTCCTACATAAACAACATATTGATAAGAAATCTTCTGATTCAAATAAGAAAGCTCATAATTGGTAAGCATGCTCACCTCATCAACAAGCAATATATCACAGCTAACTTCTGGAAGTGCATTTATCGTAGAAAAAATGTACTTACGAGTCATATCATTAACCTTAAAATCAGAGAAGCAATCTACGCCTACACGCATAGGTACTACTCTGGTACAATCATCGTGCTTAAGAAACTTAAAAGCCTTAGCACACAAAGCATCAACTGCAGCATGAGAACATGCTGTATAAACTATTCTAGCATTTGAAAAATATGCTGCTAAACCTATAGCAAAGTGCGATTTACCACTGCCAGGGGGACCTTGCACTGTGGTACGCCGCTGCTTTCCTACTATATGATATAATGGTATATTATCAGCAAACGCATCACTCACAAAGAGGTTTGGTGTAATATTCTGAAATTTAGTGTAGATCTGCTGATTACAGATCGTAGGAGCAGTAAGCGGGCTTATGTTATGTGATGTAAGCACAAACAAATCGCCCACAGCCAATTTAGACGTTGAAGTAGCCTTATAATACACCGACTGCTGAGAGTCACTTTTCTCAAAGGTGAATTCACCTAATTGAGTTTTACCAGTTCTAGTAAAATGATAACCAGTAAACACATAATTCCTATTTAAAGGAGGTCTGGTTTTACCTGGTTCCCAACTAAGCACAAGTTCCTTCTCACCTACTATCTCTTTAATTTCGGCAGAAGCATACTGCTGCTTTTCAAGTTCTTCAGTGGCTTTTACAGTCTCAGCTGCAAAGCGTCTCAGACTATCTGAGCAATTATTTGCTAATACATAAGAGTCTATGCCCTTCCAATCTGTAGTAGCCAATTTATTAAACACTGCAACATCAGGACTTCCTGAACATGTAGCACGATAAATACCAAATACTGTACCTCCAGAAACAAGAGGTATAGCTAACCTAGGTTTGTGGTCAAGGCAAAAATATGACATGCCACCTAAAAATAGTTTGCAGACATTGGATTCTCCACAACCAGCAACACTACAAACATAAGGATTAATGCTGAGAACATTCTTATGCTCCGTTTCCATAACGTGATCATAACAACATTTGCAGCACAAAAACGGTTTACGAAGACAATTACCGCATCGCAAAACTGTTTGAGAATTACACACAACACACACACCAGAAGCCTGTAAAGTGGGTGAGCTCCCATACATTTGGCGGTAAAAATCTTCCTCCCAAAACTTAGAACTAGTATCAATATTCATCACAAAAGAATAATCCATAAGCATATCATTTGATAGCCTCTGATACAATGTTTGAATGTATGAAAGAAGTAAATAAAATACTTTTCCATACTCTTCGTTTTCATGATAGATCAATGGGTAAGCATCAATTGCTAATGCCACATATCTCTCCATAACTACAACAGGTTCAGTCTTCTCAACATCGTCGACAAAGACACAAGCTCCTAATATACGTGATGGATCAGGATACGGTAAGTATCTCATTTCTCCATCTATTTCAACTAGCATTGAATGCTGTGAACAAAACTCATGTGGCCCAATCTTAACATCTTCTTCTGTCCAACATTTGGAATCGGCCATAAACACATTATTCTGATAAAACAAAACTTCTCTAAATGAAGCAATGCTGGCAACCATACCTGCCTCAGCATAACTTTTGTTATAACACACAACACCATCATCGCTCAATATCATGAGACTAAAGTGCTTATTAAGATATGCATAAAAGGTATAAACGAAATCCATATCGGGCTTATCACGTCTATACACCTGTGTATACAATTCATGCTGTAAAGCTCTGACCTCCTCAGCATAAATTCTAGATGTGGGTGTGGCCAGTAATTGCGCTACATTAGCAGCTGTGGCTTGAAACAAATTAAAAGCGCTATTGGCATAAGCAGTGGTTGCATCTCCACTACTAGTACCACCTGGCTTTACATACAATCCACCATTAGATAAGGCCACTTCAGACAATACTTGCGCCGCCTCATTAGCGAGCCTATAAATGCGCTCATTCCAGTCACAACAACCTTTATGCCTGCGTGCTAATATTAGACTAGCACTAAGTCTTAAAAGTGATGGCACAGCTCTATCACACTTAGGATAGTCCCACCCCATCAGAACAGGATCCTCCACACCGCGCATAAGGTTGCGGAGCATATTATCCCATCCTCCATAAAACTTAGTAGTGCCTATTACAACGGTTGCATTCCGCGTGTTCACAATAGATTTGAGGCACTTCTGATGAAATTGGCGGTTTGTCATCGAGCTAAGAATTGACACACCTGCAACAGTACGTGCACGTGACTTAGCAGAAATGGCATACTTCATATTAATCTGGGTAATGGTAGGTAAAATATTACGCTTGGTCAGTTCAAACAATTGATCCTGCTCAGCGTATGAAAGTGATTCATAATACAGCCTAGCTTTACCAAACTTATTGAATGGATAGCCTGCACTCTTATCTAAATTAGTTACTACAACTTGATTAGCAGGGATACAACCACCATCATACTGCTCAAAGTATTTATCAGTAACTTCAAAGCAAAACAAAAACTGCTGTATATCAACCATAGTAGGCTTATTAAACCTATAATAATCAAAATCAGCAATGGCAGCATTACCATCCTGTATATAAAAGAAATGCTTCAATGGAATAGACGAACCTTCCTTGAAAAACCCTTTCTTTTCAGCAAAGTTATAAAAATCTTCGTTGAAATGACCAGGTTTCACAGTTTGGTATGTCAAACCAGTTGACAAAGCACTCAATGAAAAACAACTTGTCCTAAGATCAACAAATGCATCACTAGCTGAAACCAAAAGAGAAGGGTCTGCAGCAAAACGCATTAATTCACCTATAGACATCTTTGAAAAGGACATGGAATTATCTTTATTAAGCAAAACCCCTAACTCCTTACTATGATAACCAGTCGTGGAAATAAATGGAACACCATCTATATACACACGCTTACAAAGACATCCAAAAGCTGTTTGAGGAAACAGTGTAGCAAATAAAATATTAAAATTAGCGCAATGAATCAAACACCTATCATCAATGCACTCTACACAATTAGGATGATAAGTACGGTCCCAGTACTTAAAATATTTCATAAATAATTGAAGCTTTTCTTCAGTAAAGTCATACTTCGTAAGGTCATATTGCTTATAACCTGAAGTGGCCTTAAATTCGAAAAACCTCTCAGACGCCAATGCATCACACGCTGTAAGGCATGGCATCATATAACTATAATATGAAGTAGTAACTGGTACTCCACATCCTGGCAAAACTTTTTTAAAATCACCAAAATCATAAAAATTACCATTCAAATCTTGGTTATCAAGCGTTACAACACCTATGTAACCCTTTTCAACCATCAAATCACAAAATTCAGCCACCTTAATCAATGCCCTTTGAAAGATTGGTCCCAACCTAGAAATAAGGCTAAACCAATCTGGATTTTCAACTGGATCATACCAGTTGGGCTGATCAAAATAATCCCACTCACAGCAACCCTTAACAACAAGGATCTCTTTGAGCACATCACAATCATTAGGATCGAAATGCCTAAAAGCATAACACAAATCCATCATAGTATATTTAGTAAGCCTTTGGCGGCATATACTATACATGCCTTCAAAGCGAAAGAAATCATGAACAGCCACACAGTCTGCTTTTAAATCCAAATAGCACTTCTCCTCATGTTCAAAATTATGAGGAGTAGTTTGCTTTACAACAAAGAACGAATCTATTTCATCATCGTTCTCGTCCAGCTCTTGAAAGCGGGCACAATTATGTTTTAAAGAAGCATACATTCCAGCTGTATTGCTATTATAAAGATCAAAAGCTCTTTTAACAACATCAGGTAACAATCCCGACGCACAGGGCCTCAGTCGAGCTTCACTGAGACCCCGTACCCGTTTAAATAATTCTGTGGAACAGATTGCAGTTCCAGTGATTCAGAATTGGCCCCTACGCGCGTGAAGTCAAGTCCAGGATGGTGAAACCCAGCGCTGTCCTGGCTGTTTTCCCCCGCGGCCCTTACTCCCAGCAGTTCCTTTGGTCTTATTGGCATTGCCGCAGGCTTCGGGTCTATGGGTAAGGGGTCTTTTCTTAAAGAATCACATTGGCAACCAAATCCAATCCACATTTGACAAACAGTACAAATTTTATTACGTAAGCAAAATCCTACAGGATCTTTCTCCTCTACGGGTATCTGGACAAATTTACCTTTAAATTGGCAAACTCCATAAACACCTGGATGCGAAATATGTGCTCTACAATACAAGCACACAGAAGCACCTCCAAAGGAATCTTGTTCTGGTGTGGGCGCCGGTTTTACAGTTACAGCAGCACCAGAACCAGTATGCAAGGTAAGCATCTTAACACAATTAGAAAGGGGCGCACCTCCTTCCTTAATATATTCAAGATAACATTCCTTAGCATCAAGAGCAAAACTACATAGGCTTAATATACCACAGTTTTCCACTGATTCGGTACTTACACCATGTTGCAAAGCAACTACATTAGTAAGGGCACCAAGCACCATACCTCTTACAATATTCTTAACATTTTTAACAAAATACAGATGCATAACTTTAACTGCACCATCTGGTGTTTTTACACCAAACTTACATGGAGGTTCAAGTTCAACTACAACTAAGTTGCCTGAAGCTCCCGTAAAAGAGGCATACTTCAGAGTTGGATCCTCTGATGTTATGGCAGCTACAAAATGTTGTCCTTTCAAACTCGTATAATATGCGTTTGCGGGCACAGCACACCTTTCCTGGTTCGCACCAGCCACACAAGGACTCTTCTTTATGCCCGTAGGCAACAACTCATTATTCTGTAACAAAGCTAGATCACCCACTAGCTTTCCATTCCTCACAAGCCTAACTTCCAAAGGCCACGAGGCTTCACCAGATACACGGCATGGCAAAATTTGATTACCATCCATATCAACAACCTCATTGATATCCCAAACGATGTTACCGTACACAACATAATCATGTACAACAACCTTCTCCCAAAGAGACATATCTGGAATAACTATTGTTAATTTGTTAGAACAAGTAATCGGTACACTAGCCAAAGGCACCACACCATTCCTTGCTTTTTCAAAAACATCAGCAACCTGATCTGAATCAAGTCTCTTGATCATAGAAAATAAGAGAGCATGAAGAGATGAGACTAAACGAGTCTTCTTCTCACTGCTCTTCGCTTCTTTATACATTGTGCTCATAGCTCTCTCAGCCATGGCATCCAGTTTCTTTTGAACTGCAATATCCCTATCAAGAACAGACTTAGCTATATTCATAGCTTTCTTGTATGCCTTGATTTCTTGGGGATTAGTACTATTCTTCTGAATTTCTTCATAAGCAGCACGTGCCTTCTCATAATCCACATAAGAAGGCAAGGCACAAAACTCGTCAGTAACAGCCTGTAAGACACTTTCCTTGGCGAGTAATTCATCACACAATGCCTTCACGTCCAATGTTGAATCAATAGACAACAAAGTCATGAGCATACCAGTTAATTTTTCAATGCAAATAGCGGGATCACTCTCTGCTAAAATATCATTATGTGTTTGTACCAAATGCTTGTGTAAACGAGAATTGGCTTCCACATTTAGCTTTGTGAGCAACTGCATCAAAACCACAGTAGCACATTTCACATCAGTCAATTTAGATTGCACAGTAGACACGGTAATGGTTCTTTCACCACCAATACCAGCTAACCTCATGTTAGTAATAAGCACATCGGCAGTTGACCTAGGTCCTCTCATACCGTTAAGCATCATATATTTGAATTGTCCAGCACTTACTTTATAAGGATACTTACCAAAAGTCGTGCCAAGCACCTTATTAGTAAACCAGAACAGTCCAAAATAGCATGAAAACATATAGCATAATACACAACTGTAAAATACAAAAGTGTAATAGCTCAATTCAGTAAAGTAAGCTAGGTAACCTACATAGTTCACCTGCTTTACTATCCACATTATAATATATCCTGATGCGGGGTCCGAAGAAAACAGACCAACACATGCCATATGCATATTAATATAAAACTCACCAGATGACCCAAAGGTCTCAAAAACATTATCTGACATCAGTGCTGTGTACAAAAAGCGAAGTGTACTACCCCATCGCATACCATACACAAGCGAATTCCATAAGCTAATACCACCAGCATTGAAATTAATCAATGTTGAACCAACGCCCTTTGCTACATTATATGCCACATAGAGCGCAAATGGTAAAAGCATCCAAGCATATTGATGTGTAGCCTCAATTCCAACATACTTCAAAAAGTCATGGAAAAAGCTAAAGTACCATCCATTATAAAACACAGGCTTCTCAAGTGCCATACCCAAAATACTAGTAACAACATAGGGAATTATGGCAGTTGTCATAAAGAAATGTTGATGCTTCAAAGTAACAAACATTATAGCAAAACCTACACCAACACTCATAATCAGCTGTGGCAACATATCAAGTGGAACTACATTACAAGATGCATACACTGTCAATATTACCATAACAAGCCAATAACCCAACCTAGATAGAAAACCTTTAGTGGCCTTCTTTACATTGCTCTGTAGAACAATGCCACTAGTTTGTTGCATAATCATTTCAGGAGAATATTCATCATCAAGATGGAATGAACCCAAAACAGGGGCATAATTCCACCCATCGGCCAACTCCTTTATGGCTGCAAGCATCTGCTCCACAGAAACTCCAGTTGCTGCTGAAAACACATCAAAAGCAAGGTGGTACTCAAATTTGGTAAAACCATATCCAGATGCCCACTCATTAAAATCTTCTACAGACATAACTTGCTTAGGTCCATATTTCACAAACCAATCACAGTTATTATAGACTGCAGCATACAACCACGCAACAATATTACGTGAATTAGCTGGTGCAGGAGGTATCCTCTGAAGTACTTCTTCGTCTACATAACCGCCATAAAATATGCCATGAAGGTCACTACCACCATGCACGCACCCTGGAAGTTCCAAATGGTGCATATAAACAAATTCAACACCTTCATTAGTCACATTATAACCAACACTACCACACGATCCTGACATGAAACTACCTTTAAGTGTTCCATTTTCTCGGAGTGTGACAGTGTACAAACCAGAAACATGTCCATTATAAGCACAAGCAATGGAAAAGTTATCACCAATTCTAGCTTTGGCAAACTTATACTTAGGTGTATTAGCATTTACCATAGAAACTTTCAATTTTAAAAGTGCGCCTACCAATTCACGGCCCACAACTTGAAGTTCCATACCCTTATACAAAATATGGAAATCAAAATTATTAGCATTAATAAGTGCATCCCTCCATTGCTCACCAGTATACTTACCAAGTATATGACGAGGGCATAACACATAATCATTCAACCACAAACCATTAAGCTGTGTGTTACCATGCACAACAGATACTACACACTGTTCTACAGCAGATGAAGGAGCGACCATCTTCTTTATACCTGCTTGTAGCCTCGTAACCAAATTAACACCAAATCTAGGTGGCGTATACAGCACCTCTACTTGTGTGTTCTTAAAATTCTCAAGAGCATTAGCTAATGTTGCTCTGCATGCATCTAAGCACTCCTGGTCACCACCAGAACCTGAATAATACTTCAGCCTAGCATAACCAGAAAGATACTTTTGGAATTTATCGCCTACCTCATTTACAAGCTTGACGTACACGCTATTATTAATCAAAAAGGTTGAACGTGCTGCAGTATCAAAATCTGCAACAAATTCTCCCTTTTCAAATAACTTTCCTGAGGACACTTTGGTCTTAACGAACCAACAAGCCACACTAGTATACATCAATAGTACATAAGCACCATAGATAGCCATAAGGCTATAAGGTAGCATAGGCACAATTGTTACAAGAAAAGCAACGTGCATTATAATAGCAGTAGGAGTTGTAACCGTTAAGGCCACATACATATACACTACTATTAAAGGCATAACAACAATTGGGTTCACACTATAAGACAAAAGCATAATAGCATTAAATCCCCAACTCAATAAAATAGCACACGCAAGACCTGCATAGGTTTTGAAAAATGCTTGGAACTTAACTACATAAACAAGCGCTACTAGCGCTATGAGCATCATCACACTCAAAACACAAAAGCGATTAAAGAAACTAGTGGTGGTTCCCTGATAAATATAAGCATTAATAATGCTCATAACAACACTCATTGGTGTTTCCCCACAATACACACCATCTTTAGATGTGTAATGCTGGTTAAACAATGCCCACTCACCATTAAAATTAATACAATAACCTTCCTTAGCTTGCTCACAAACACCCGCGCGACAATATTCACGAGCTTGTGTATACACAATATAAGGCTTATATAAAAGTTGTTCAGGTACTACAAGCTTACCAACGCCTATAGCATCATTATAAACAACATGAGGTTGAATAGCAGTAAAGGGCAATGCATCTATGGCATCATTACTACCACCGTAACAATAAAGTCTTTCAGACACCATCATCAATTTAACACACCTAGCGCTAATCAAAGCAAGAGACTTAATAAAGTCTTCTCCATAGACAACGATATCACGTGTATAGCCAACAATGCCCTCAGCACTGCTGCCTGTAAACCATGAAAATTCATGCCTATAGTGAACAATTTGACCATTAAGCCAAGCCATATTACCAGCATAACCAGGAACTATAGCACCCTTCATATTGGCATCCATAATTGTGGTTAACGCAACAACAACTGGACAGTCTACAGAATTGTAGGGATACTTACCCACAAAACCATAATACCAATCATTAAAGCCAGCATATTTATTAGCAAAGCAGTTATCAGTCTCTACAATAGGCCTAATAACTCCATTATCAATAACCTTATAGCCACTAGCTGCCAATTCCACTACACTCGGTGTAAATGTGGGGGCAATTAGGCTAATCATTAAGGCACCAAGCAATACACCTATAAGACTCATCTTAAAGGACTCTTGCATAAAGTTGAAGAACCTCCGAGTCCAAGAAGGTGGATTACCACCCTTCTTCTTAGGCATCTTCTGGGTCTTGCTAACTCTATCTTCTACCATTGTAACACGCACACCCCCTAGTGTATCTTGCTGCATAATTTGACTAGTAGTAACTCTAAGAGTAACACCAGCTTGTCTGATCCTCATAAGAAGACTTGGCAGATAATTACCTGGCAAGCTCTTAAGAAAATCATATTGCAAAATAGCAATCTTGCTATCATTCAAAGCCATTTTAAAATCAACATACTTAACACCAAATTGTACAAAGGCACTCTTAACTTGCTCTTTGACACGCAAAAACTGCTCGCCCTCATATGCATCCAAATTACAGGTGCTATTGGGCACTGCATTATTATATGCAGCCTGACTTGGGGTTAGACCATAACGATCACAAAACAATAAAAAGTCTACATCAAGATTCATAACTTGACTAGGCACTATCTTTGCAACATATTGCTGCACTGCTGCTGATAGTGTTGCTCCAGTATTACTCTTAATAACAGACATTTTTACCTCAGCATCACTGATGCCGTAATAATCATCACAAAGATCTAAAAGACGCGTCACTTGTGTTCTAGTAACCTTACCACTAGTATATTCCTCCTGAGAAAGAGGCACAATAATGGTTGGTCTAGACAACACTTGAGCGTAATACACAGCACATTGCTTTGCTAATGACAACTCACTTTGTGAACTGGCATTATAGGTAATAAAATTGTCCGGTTCAAACTTACCACACTTTGACGCGTCAGACACTGGTATAGCACAATTCCAAAATTGGTTTTTATCATACACACGGCTACCTTCAGCACCATTTAATTTATAATGGAGTTCATAATTATCTCCCTCTTCTATCAATGTAGCAATAGCCAATGCTTCTGACGTAGCCTTGACTTTTCTTCTAATCTTATCGGTGAGGTCACCCACAATAGCTGTGGAAATAAAAGTATTACCTTCACCAAATACATCACAATTCTTGCAGCACCACATATGCTTACCGCACATCTTAGCCACACTATTAGCATACACATAATAGGGAAACCTTTTACTTCCAACTACACAACTGAGCTCCGTTCGCTCTGATACAGTAGCTGCATGACACTTATCACAAGCAGGGTTCTTGCATCCATAAAAATAATGATTTGCAATACGATACAATTTAATCATACCGCACACAATCGTTGAGATCATAATAGGGTCAATGGTATTAGCAATTGTGGATACCACATAATCCACAATATAAATACCGGTATTAAAAACACCAAAATTTATGGTGAACTTAATCATAAACAACAAACCACTCAACATAGCTGCGCTCTTAAAAAAGACAGCTTGCAATATAAAATATAAGGGTGCATAGCCTACAAAATCAGTTGTCACAACCTTTTGATATGTAGTCTTAGCATGCTTATACAGGTGTAATGAATCTACACCAGACAGACACAATTCACAGAGAGTACCATTACAATAATCAAAAACATTAAAATGATAATCACTGTACGTATTATAATCATAACAGAGATAGCCTAGTGTAAACCAGTTAGCTAATCTTACTGCACCTGCGGCTATTTGTCTCTGTCTCCACCAGCACATGCATGCCAAAATCATGACAGCCCAAGTAGAAGCCTTAACACCTCCAACAACCTTAGAAGACCTCTTTAGACATTCACCATACAATTCTGTAGGTTTCTGCAACAATGGCAATACAGTCAACAAGTAGCTCCAGACATTAAACAACATGCCTTTTACTACCTTAACATCCATATAAGGAGACAACATAGTAGCAACTTCCTTTGCTTCTTGTATTGCCTTCTTCTGAAGGTTATGTCTCTTTACATAATCAATAATAGCATTTGCTGCCTTAAGCATACTATCAAACACTATTTTGCCTGTATCCATTGCTACAACTCCCAACATCTTTGTTAGGGTGGATGTCCGGCGAATTACAACATTGTAATCGCCAGTTATCCAAGCTTGCTTAATCACATCTAACGTTAAATACTCCTCTAATTGAGGCCCTTTACCAGGTTTAACAGTAGTGTTTCCTACTTTAAAGGGTTTAAAATCACCCGTCATAGTAACTACACTAGCTTTCTTTACAACAGGATCAGCACTCTCAGCGGGCAAACTTTGCACACTAAGGACTTCAAAATTATTCACATGGGAATGTGGGTCCTGACGAACACTGATAACATTACTCACACTCTCTACAGTTTTCACCGCACTCCCTACATCACCTTTACTGGGGACGTCCACCACAGTACGCCCAATGGCACCTCGGGTGTCGCCTTTTCGAGGGGGAGTGAAGGTACTTCCCGCATGTTGCTTTCCAGCATCAGCATCCTGGTTTTCCTCACTTCCGTGAATATCCACACCGTTCTCAATGGCCTCATCTATCGCCTCTGAGACTTCGGTATTGGCCTTAAAAAATCCTTCAAATACAATGGCAGAAAAACTGGATTCTAAAATCGGCTTTCCTGCTTTAGAACTCATAGAATCATAACTATACATTGCATTAGTACCACAATAATGTGAACCATGCTTAAAAATATTTGCACAAACAAAGTCTTCCTCTAACTTTATCTTAGTCGTAACATTACGATGAACAAAAACAAAAGGAAGATCTGCATACACAATACTAGATTTAACATTATCACAAGCACACACTATGCGGCTCGTTAACGCTTTATGTCTAGTAGAAACATCAGCAATGCAGTAAACAGCATCTACACCACTAAAAGTGTGATTTCTTTCACCACATTTGCACTTAATATTTAATGTCAATTGTGCACATAATTTTGCCTTATTAAGGTACTTAAGTACTACCTCTTCTGCATCACCCATATCTCCATACTTTACAGTAGGATAGAGTAATGCATAGGTATAAGCTACAATTCCACGAGCATCTCCAGCCAAAAAGTTGCTCCATAATTCTTTAACTATCCCCTTGAATTCAAGCTTCAAGTGCTGTAACATAACTAAGGCAGTAGACACAAAACAGTTATTATTTTTCTGTTTTAAGTATCTCAAACCACCACTTTCAATAATGGGGTGCTCTCTTGCATAAACTGCAGCAAACACACCATATTGTTTTGAACTTAGCTCATAATAATTTTTAATATGCTGTTTATCAGCATCAGAAATTGGATACAAGCGCAAAAATGTTGATCCTGGTTGGATCTCAAACAATGGTTTGTTATCTACACAAACTCCATCAACATAGACTTTATCACCTATGACGTCTTTCACTAATTTACCCAAATTACTAAATTTATGGGTTTTGTAATTAACACCATCAAAGGTAGAGTAATACACTACCTCCGACACATGTCCATTACATACACAACAATAACCCTTATGTTCTGGATTATTACAACTACCATGAAAAACACTCTTTTTACATTTATAGATGCCATTTAATCCTCTGACGGCACCAAGATTCAATTCACGAGTACACTCGCTTTTCCAATAATTCTTAACCTCCTCAGCTTTTTCAGGCTTAGGTTCTTCATTAATTTTCTCCTCAGGAGTAACAACTTGAGCCTCACTTCTAGGTGTGCTTATGTCTTTCACCGAAGTACCTGGGACATTAGCTTCTTCCTCTTCAGTTCTTTTATCAGACCAATCCAACTCCTTTTCGCTCTTCACCGAAGTACCTGGAGCAGAAGCTTTCACGCCTGAAAAAGTGGCTTCAATTAAACCATGAGCTTTAAGCATTTCAAACTGCTTTTTCTCATTGGTAATAATAACCACATTATTTGTGGCATACCTAAGGAGTGCTTTAAGACTCAACTCAGGATCTACATTAAATATCCCCGCCCCTAACAAGGGTGTTATAATAACCTCAGGCTTATTCACAATATCCTGAATAGCATGGTAATAAGTTGTATTAAGCTTGGATTCAATATCCTGTTCATTCCCTCTGGGTGCAACAGCATTTCTAATAGCCTTTACTCCATACATACTACAATTATAAGGACCAGTTTGAACCATACGTGTATCCATTGGCACAGGTCCCTTTGTGCGAATTATACCTTCACACTTCTTAATAAACAGTTGGCCTGCCAAACTCGCTACAACTTTAGCAAAACCACCTCCATGCTGCAATCTTTCATTAGCGGCATTAATGATTATGGAACCAAACCCGCCAAGTTGCTTCAGCAACTCCTGTAAATCTCCATAAAAGATGAAGGGTTTAGTCTGCCCTGCCAGGTTTTTACATTCCTGAGCATCAACAGCTTTTCCCCAATCTTCATCTTCTTTAACAACATCTGTCACTTCCTCAGAGGATACACTCTTACACGAAGCCTGAGCTGATTCATCTCTACAATCATCCCTAACCCCCTTTATACCAGAATAGTTCGAGGGATCAGTATCAGCATCAGCACCAGATTTTTTAGCCTTTCTCTTTTTCAGCCTCTTTTGCCGCTGTTGCAGAGGTTTGGCAGAATTACTAGATGAACTAGTATCACAATCAGTAAGGGGTAAAACACTCTCAGCCCCACTAACAGACTCTTCATCATTTGAAGCACTCTCGAATCCTTTGGTCACTACTCCTTGGTTAGCAGTGGAGCTTGCAATGAGCGCGTCAGCATCAGGCGTATGTACGGGACTGCCTTCGCCTACCACTTCGCTCTGCACCGTAGCCACACTACTAACAACCTGTTTACACACAAGGTCACCAACACCCGACTGCTGGTCAGTCAAGGAATCGCTCCGCGGGTCAACGAGACCTACCGCAGATTTTACAATATCTGCACTAGCTGAGGTAGCGTTTTTCTCGCCCTCCTCAATAACACTAGAAAATTGATTTTCAATTTCCACTATATCTCCATCAACAAAGGCTTCTGGATTACACACCGCCATGTCATTGGTAATATATGTGGTTTCCATTGCACTAGCAACTTCGTTTTTATTATGAGATGTCTCAGGTGTAGTTTCCATATCCTCTTGAGAGGTTTCAGGCGCACTAGCACTTTCGTTTTCATCTTCTTCTTGAGCAGAGGTGTCTGCTGAATCCTCATCAACCACCAGAGGATCCTCAGACCAACCTGCATCATCATTACACTGAACATTAACCTCAAGGTCAGTCTCTTCTGATGAACTCCGCACATCAGGCTCTTCGCCCTCGTCAACCAGCTCATCATCATCAACATCACATACAAGGTCAAGCTCATCATCGCTATGGATCATAGGTACACCCATAGCTAGGTTAAAGGTGTCTTCTTCATAATCACCTTCATCTACTTCAACAGAGTCATCCTCATCTTGAACCTGCTCTTCAGATTCAACATCAGGTGGCTGGGACTCTGCATCTTCATCATTCCAATCATAGTTGTCTTCGTCCTCCGCATCGGCGACTTCACCCAACATGACTAATCTAACAACCTTTCTGAGACCATCCAAAAGACGGTAATCAGGATCCACAAGGGCAGTTTCTTCAAAAAGTGGAATTTCTTCAGAGCTACCTTGCTCTTCAAAATATTCACACATTCTGGTATAAAACACTGCATGAACTTCCTCAATGGTACACTCTGTTTCAAATACAATTTCATCAATTGCCTTATCAAGGTCTTTTTCAATGTGGTTGCCATTAAAACATCTGAACTTGCATCTAATCGCAATGTCCGGCTCTTCTTCTTGTTCATATTCCAACACTGACACAGCCTCAGCAAATTTAACTGCTGCAGGTTGCTCTGACACATAAATAGGGTATTTAAGGCATCCCACACCTACCCAGAGTGAAAGGTATTCCTTTCCATCTGAACCTAGGTACTTAAAATAGGCAGCACCATCAGAAAGCACAATAATGCCTTTCTGTCCTTCTGGTACTTCACCAATAACTTGGCGGAGCTCATGCACTTCCTCTCCACTTCCTTCAACAATCACAGTTTGAAACTGAGTAGCAGGTGTAGCTTCAAAATACACATCGGGCTTGCAAACAACTTTTGGTGGCATGATATACGCACGGCTTATCTTTGCACGGTTGTTGCGATAGAAAATCGTGGCGGAAACCTTCACACCATGATATTCCACATGCCCAGGATGTTTATAATACACATCTGAAAGGAACTTGTTGATACAATCAACAAAATCACCACCCGCTCCGAACAAACGCAGCACATGGTTCTCAACTTTCAGCATAGGAATGGACTTGGCCAATTTTGCCAACTCCTTAACAACAGTAGGTGTAATTTTAACACTCGCTAGGTAATTACCAAGCAAAGCATCAAACTCACCCTGCATAGGTTCAATATAGCTCTCAGCTACATTCTTAACAAGACCTTCAATCTTAAAAAGGAAGTTCTTAAGCACTGCAAGAGTTGCACACATATTGATACGAAGGTTGTAACATCCAACCAATCTATCAATTCCTTCAACATGCGCCACAGACTCAGCCTTTGCCACCAAATCGGCAGAGCTTTTGCTCCAAATAGACTGAGTAGCAGCAAGGTGCTGATAGAGCTTAGTAAGCTCATTCCCTCCATACTTTTCTTCAAGTTCTGAAAAGGGTACATCACCTTCATTACAAACAATACCCACTACGGGGTTCTTGATAAATTTAAGGACCTTATCCCCACAATGAACTTCTCCAATGGAGGTGTCCTTTATCTGATCCAACTTCTTAGTTGGTCCATACATGATGCGCAGGTAATCCAGGAACGGCAAGCCTGGTCTGGTGTAAACCACCTCCACCTTTGCATTTCTAGTAGAAACTACTGACTTTTGGTACTTAGACATGTTTGCTCAATAAGTATAGGTGCTTCTCCAAGCAAATCCTAGAATCACTATCCCTCAAACCGAGCGATAGAAATTTTCCGGGACACCACTCGGTCGTCACTGAAGCAAAGCGACGTTACTTGAGAAGACAACTACCTCTAGCAAACTCCACTAACAATACACTATACAATCTGTGTGTTGGCTGACGCCAGACCTTGGGGGTACAAGGAATGTAAGGGTTTATTTTGGGGATCCTTTTCGTCCGAAGACTTACGGTCGTCCCCACCCAAACAGTGTCCAGGTAGAAGGCCCAAGGCTGTCACACCGAATGGCGGTGGGAGAGGGGTCGCCTGAACTCTGACAGGTCCCCACACACCCACAAGAGGTGGCCCAGAAGCCGACACAAAAGTGCCTCTCAGCTGCCACCCCCCACTCGCGTGCGGTCAGGAAACACACCCAAGTCCGTTTTGTTTAATTTGGGTTGTTTGCCACAAGGGTAAACGAATGAATGATATATATATATATATATATTATTCACAAATAG